ACTTTTTCTTCTTGTTTTTCCATTATTTTTACTCCTGTGAGTTGAGTGCCTTATGGATAAGGGTAGCTCAAAAACTATGTAGTTTGTGGGCTAGTCATTAAACCTTGACTAGGTGGCACATTGTTTTCATCTTTTCGAACCATTTGTCTAAAATTAGATAATGATCCAAATCTATCAATAATCATACTTGTTGGAATACTTACTGTGTTTTCTTTTATACCAAACTCAGGAAATATATCTTGACCAAATACTTTATTGAGTACATTTTTAAAAGATGGTGTTAAATGAATATTAAGTATTCGTTTATCATCATCTTTCAAATTTGATAAATCTATTTGTGGTTTTGGTTTTTCTACCACTTGTTGTTCTGCTACTCTTTGTTCAATAGCTTTAGATGTGGGCATTTTTATTGGTTTTAATACTGGAGGTTTTCTGTTCATTATACCAGTATTAGTAAATGCTGTTTGTGTTGTTATAGGTTGTCCTCTGTAATCTACTGCCATAATTAAAAACTTCCCATTTCATTTGATCCACCTGGACCTTCTGATCCTGGAGATCCGCCACTACCACCTCCATTATCTCTACCATCTCTATTTGGATTTCCAAATCCTTGACTTGGAGGAGCTGATGGTCTTGTATCTTTCGGTCTATTATCAAAATTTTGTACACCACCTTGACCACCATGATAAGGATTAGGAGGTGTAGGTTTTGGTGCTTTAGGTTTTGGAGAAGTGTCTTTAAAACCACCCTCTGCTCCATGAACCATAGTTCCATCTATATCAACACCGCCTGCTTTTTTTATCCTATCTTTTCTAGATTCTATAGCTTTAGGTGAATCATCATACATTCCAAATCCACTCATATAATAATCATCATCAACTGGATCATAATAAGGATCTACAAATTTTGATCCTGCAAATACAGTTGCTTTATGTACACTTCCTACAAATGGAATCATACCTATTAAAGCACTTTGAACTGGTTTTAATTTTGATTGAATATAAGTTTCAACTGCTGACATTTTTAATTTTTCTTTAGCTGTTAATCCACCTATAATTTTACCTTTTTCATCTCGTACTGCTTCTGCTTCAAATCCTTGATTATCATACATTTGCATTTCTGATTCATTAATATCAGTATCTGCATCATTATCTTTAATATAATTATTTAAAATTTTGTATTGTTCTTTTGTGCTAAATGAGTCAGTAAAATCAAAATCAGTTTGTTGTATAGTTCTTTTTGGAGTAAATTTACCTATTTCAAAATTATTTGTTTTAATAACTGGTGCTGATCCAGTTATAGTATTTTTAACTAATGAAGGATTACCTTGTGCATCATAACTTAAAGAATACTGTACTGCCATTAGTCACCTTCTTTACTGCGTCTGTTTGCTATTGGGAGATTGAGTATCTGGCGAAGCAAAACCAGCTTCCCCTGGCATCGGAATATTGCCGATTCCAATGTTGCCACCTCCATTTCCTGTTGGATCTGTGACTGCAGCTCCAGCAGGTACTTCTCCAGTTGTTGCCATAGGACTTTGTTCTCCAGCAACGGTTGTATTGTTTTGATTTCCATTTGCCATTCCCATTATTTGTGCATAGATAGCTGCTTTCTCTGGATCATTAATTAGTTGATCAGGATCAATATCTAATGCTTTTGCTATTTCTCTTAAACATGTATGCCATCTAACAAAAGGGGCTAATGCAGGATTAGCTGCTGTTTGCATAAATGTCATTAATCTTTGAGATCTTACTTCTTTCTGCATTAAAGATGAAGTTCCTCTTGGTTTAATTTCAAGATCACCTTTAATGTGTGGCATATCAGCATTAAACTGCATGTTCCAATGAAAGAAACTATCTCCTAAGGGTTTTAGTAAATAGTCATCTATATTTTTAATAACTGTTTTAATACTTAAAGCTGCAGCACCCATTAACATTGACATACCTGCTGCAGTTCTAGTTGTAGATTGTACACCTGTTTGACCATGTGAATATGATGGTATACCAGTTGCTTCATCAGCTAGCTGTCTAAATCTATCAAACATCATCATATTTTCTTGTGTGCTGTTTGGAAATTTAATAGCATTAATAGAAGTTCCTGGTTGTCCACTTTGTCTTCTAAATATTTTACCAGGAAATATTTTCATATCTTGTCCTGGGACTAATTGAGTTTCATCAACATCAAACACCATGTTACCTGAAAGTGCTAAATTATCAATAGCCATTCTTGCATGACCATTCATAATTTGTTGTGAATCTTCCATATTTTCTGGTACGCCTATACCAAAAAATTGATATGGATTTAACTCATATGGACATATCATAAATGGTATTCTTGTAGGTGTAAATGGATTTTCTACCATTCTTAAAACTTTACCACCACATATCCATGCATTTACACTAATTACATCTTTAGTGCTTTCAATACCACATTGTGTCGCTAATTCTTTATTTATTACACCCCAATATTCTAATACTTCAAATCTATTTTTATATATAGTTTCTACAGTTTCTCTATTATACAATGAAGATTCATAACCTCTAACTTGATAATTAGGTCCTTCTTCTAAACAATGATCAATAGCTTCTTCATCAAAAAATGGCATTTTTCTTAAATCAGAAAACTGTTGTCTATTTAACGAATGTCTTTGAATTGCATAATCACAATCATTAATATTTGTTGCATTTGGATCAGGATAAAAATCCCAACAAGATACTGCTTCTATTTTAGGAACTGTTTTTATTTTTTTAATATAAACAGATGTATCATCATGTTCTTCAAATGAATGATATTCTTTATCAAAACTAAATGGTCCTTTTAATACACCAGTTCCTAATAAACACATTTCAAAAAATACATGTCTAAGAGTTGTAATAGCTGTTGATTCTTCTAACTGATCATGTATTAATTTTTCTAAATTTTTTGCACCAATAGCTGCTGGTTCTATTTGAGGTTCACCTGCATTAGATGGTCCTTCTTCAAAACCTACATTTTCATATTCTTGTGCTAAATTTTTCATTAGCATATCAGCTGTAGCACCTGGTGGTATTTCTCTACCATCACCTTTAAATCCATATGGATCTGGTGGTGTTTGTGGTGCTTGGGGTTGTTTAGGTTTTAAATGAGCATATTCTGCAATATCTTCTGGTACAGGTGTTGGCATAACTCCTAGTGGAAATTTACCACCAGAAAATAATACTTCAATAATTTGACCAAATGCAGCTAGAACTTTAGTCTTTGTTACTTTAACAAAAACTCTTGACTTTTCATTAGAACGAAAAGCCATTTCAGGTCCATAAACTCCTCTATAGTTTCTATAAGCCTTTAGCCATCTTTTTTCATCAAACAGTCTTGATGTTTCTGCTTGTTGAAATTTTTCTCTTATATGCCCTACGATAGGAGAAGATTCACTGACTCCATCAGTTTTTTTATCTTCTTCGTACATTTATATTAGTAATCTCTTTCTTCAGCCATTCTAAAGATTGCTGGATCTACTTTTGACTTTGACTTACCTTTAGCATCATTACCATCACCACTCATATCTCCTTGTTTTACTTTTGAATTAGGATCTATTGCCATTGGCTCAATAGGTGCTTTAGGTACGTCTGGTGCGAGTTCTCCGTGCATGTATCTTTTCATCATTTGGGTTTTCTCCTTTTAGTTTTTTTATTATTCTTTTTATTATATTTTTTCTTTTTAGTTCCTGCATATATGACAGGTATAAAATTGCTCTTGGGTCCAAGGCTCATTAATAATCTTTTTCATCAGCCATGTTAAACAAAGAATCTTGTACATGCTCAGATCCAGATTTAGTTTGTACAACTGGATCATAATCAAATGCTTGATACTTTTTTGGTGCATGTAAAGAAAAGTCAATATTAGTATGTTCCCTGTTTGGGTTTTTCCCATCAGGTGCATCACTAAACTGACCTTGTTTAACTTTAGCTTTTGGATCAAATGTTGATTGCATTATAATCTCCTATATTTTTATTTTTTTAATCTTTAATATATTTTTAGTAGGTATGGTTGTATGACCACCACCTTGTTTTATTTCATTGTTTGATTCAAAATTAAAATCAGACATTAAAATTGTAACCTTATCGTCTTGTTTCATTAACCAACCAACTGTACAACAAATAGCTGTAGTTGATTTTTTTATATCAGGTATATCAACCCAAATCGAATCCGCCACAATATCTTCCCACCAAGCGATTACTAAATCGTATGGAAAAATTTTTTTATTTATTTCTGGTAGTTTTCTTTTTGACACCTTTTATTTTACCAGAGTTCTCCATAGCATAAAATACAGCATTACCTTTTTTCTTGCCGTATTGTTTTACCATAGCTTTTTTAATTTTTTTACCTTTTTTATTTAGTGGCATTAATATCCAAATTTACTATCTGCTGTTTCAAAACTATTTTCAAATGAGGGTCTAAATCTTTGTGCATATTTAGGATGCATAGGTCTACTCATACAACCATATCTTAATGCATCATAAGCATGATCTTCTGCATTTGTATCCACATCTTCTGGATTTTTATTATCTGTTGGTAATGTGCTTAAAGTTCTAATTAAATTTTTACAAGTTTTAAATATTCTAATACCTGGTTCTTCATCTATAATTTTTAATCTTTTATGAATTTCAAGTTTACCATTAATTCTACTTTTAGGTGATCTATCTGATGGTCTCCAACGACAACCTTGCTGTATCATTGTTTCTGCAATACTTGGACCTACATCACCTCTTTTAGCCCATGTGCTAACATCTAGAACACCATAATGAATATACTCTCCATTTTCTAAATTTATCACTTGTCTTGCAAAGTTATCTGCTGTAACTTTGGACGTATATAATTCTCTATAAATCCATATATTATTATTGTAATCAATAGCAAACCATAAAACACAAGCAGGAGAACTATAACCCCAGTCAGCAGCACGAAACTTATACCACCCATTAGGTATTTCAAAAGGTTCAACAACATGGGTTGTTTTACTAAATTCTGGAAAAGCTGAGTCTTCATAAGCATCCCAATCTCCATCTAAAAATTGTTTACGCTGTGCTTCAGGTAAAGATGCAAGCATAATATAATAATCATCAGTCTGCATCAGATAGGGATTATCTTGTAACTTAGCTGGAATAAATCTTCTGGTAATATACTTCTTACCATTAGGTGTATCTATCCCTACATTAAAAGCTGTATTTGGTTCTGCTGGTTCTACAAACATTTGTTTTACCCATTGAGAACCTACATTACCTGGGTTACCTGTAGCTCTTAAATAAACTGGTATATCTTTATCAACGGATCTTAAAGAAGATCTTAAAAAATTATATATATCTGGCGAAGGATATTGTGGAAGTTCGTCTATTCCTATCCATGTGTATGATTGACCTTGGTATCG